TACCATCTAAATAGAAATTTACTATGCCATATCCCTCTTCATCTTTCCAAATAATTTCCGTCTTTTTTATTAATCCGCCCTCGCTTTCTTCTGTCGTGGTACTAGAAGTGTTGGACGAACTCTCCGAAATCGGTTGCTTAGTATTTCCTGTGAGAACCGCAATTATGTAAATTATAACTAGTGCGGCCACGATAGTAATGATAATGATAGCAGTTTTTTTCTTTTTGGGTGTCATAATTATCCTCCTAAATGTTGACATATTTTCCAAATATGCTACAATTTATTTTGGTGTGTGATTGCTTGTCACTATCCAGATTTCAGGCCGTTCAGAGTTGCCGCTCTGGACGGTCATTTTATTTTTGTCAATGTGCTAATATTTCACGTTCCCATTTTGGGAAAAATATTTTCAAAACCTCTTGATTTTAAATTTTTGTGTGCTATAATAAAGGCACATAAGAACAAACGTTTTATAGAGAGAGGGGCGGAAAATATTGAAACAGAATACTAAAACGAATACGGCAGATCTTAAAAGCGAATCGAGTGTGGTCTTTGGCCCCTCTGATGAGGAGTACGATGAAATCCAATTAATCGGTACTCTTAATCAAAAACATAAAAAGCAACTTATTGATTTGGTTCATTTTCTCTCTGCTTCATCTGACGAGCAACAGAGAAAACGATATCTCGATCTGCTTTTGAAAGAGATTTAAGCAATTCTATTTCCTCTTTGGATAACCCATCGCTATCATCAGCGGTGGGTTTTTCTTCTAAGTTTAATAAATACATAGGGGTGGTTCCTAAAGCCGAAGCCAATTTTTCAATGGTAGAGCGTTTTAAGTTAACAACAAGGCCATTCTCATATTTGTATATAGCCGCTTTCTTTACTCCCACAATTTTCCCGAGTTCTTCCTGGGACATTCCTAAGGCTATGCGTAATTGTTTAATTTTTTCTCCAGTGGTCAATATATCACCCCCTATTATAACCGTATCTTAATTATATCACTTTTTTTGAAAAAATCAAGAAAAATATCTTGACAAGACACATGAAGAGTGGTAAACTTTAAGTATCTTAAAAAGACACAAACAGAAAGCAGGTGATTACATTGAATAAGGCTTTGTTAAAGTCATTTATTGTACGTTACGATAAGACGCAGTTTAATTTAGCAAGAGCTATGGGTATCAGCTTATCAAGGCTTAATGCCAAGATTAATGAATCAAATGGCGCTGAATTTACTCAAGGCGAAATTTGCTTTATTAAAAATAGATATCGTCTTAGTAATCGAGATGTAAGCAACATATTTTTTACCTCAAAAGTATCTTAAAAAGATACAAAGTTGTGCTTTAAACGCAACACTCAAAATCACTAAGAAAGGAAGTGGGATAACCCATGAACCAGCTTTAGCTATTGAATTCTGGTAAAAGAAAAAACCGCCTGTGGTGGTTTCACAGACGGCTTTCCCCATTTTTGTTTACCCAAAACTTTTGCACCTGTTTGGGCGCTGTGTAGCGTAGCACTGTCGTTATTACTGTAACGAGGTTACGGCCCCCGATGTACTACATACCAAACAGGACCGCACTTTTACCACACGGTTTCTGTCAAAATCCGCATCACTTAAGCAGAATGGTACTGCTCAATAATAGCCTTAGCATCTGCGATCCGGCGATTTGGGAACCGGCAATCTCAAAAGTTTGGTCAATCCGACCACGCTCCTTTCAATTACCTTTACGGCTTAAACAAATTATAGGGAATCTTTTGCCAGAACTCAATAGCTAAAGCAAAAAAATAGCCATAAGGAAGCGTTGTGAGGACATGAAGCAATTTTTAAAGGAGTGTTGGCCGATCATTGTAATATCAGTGGCAACAACGCTCGTATGCCGTCTATTAATAGACTGGTTACCGCTGAAACTATGACAGGAATTAAAAACTTTTTAATTCGTTCTTCGCGCATAAATTCTTTGTCAGGCGGCGGGAATAAAGAAAGTCCGCTTGAAAACAAGCACTCAATTTTATATTCCCTCATAAGATGAATCGAGGTGATACATAATGGGAAAACGTGAAATCTATACCGTAAACTCAAAGCTAAAGCATGATAACGGCGAAATAGAAATAGTCGCAACTAAAAAAATAGCTTTGGAAAAAATTAATGGCAAATGGGTTTCTACTATCATACATGAAGAACGTTTTATGCCAAAAGAGGAATGGCAAGCACACGTTGATCGGTTTATGGAAAGAGGAAACGTAGTTATTTCAAATAATTTTTATAGGGACATGGCAAATTAGACATGTCCTAGTAAGGAGGACAAGCACATGAACGCAGACGACATAGAAAGAGTTCGGAAAATAGTGAATCAGGACGGTTGGAACATCATTTGGATAGGTGCAAAAATGCCATGTGAGTTTTTTGATGAAGAGGTTGAATTTCTCTATGAGGATATGAACGGCCAGCCTTGTATTTGCTATGCGATTTATACCTATGACAAAAGCGGATTTTACCATAACCCATATTTTCAGAGAAAATCTGACGGCGCAAAAATGGGTCGGTGCATTGCATGGCGTAAATCTCTTAAAGAGGCGTAAAACCATAAAGGAGGACAAGCACATGAGCACAAAATTGATGGTGGCGTTTATCATAGTATGCGTTTACGGCGGATTAATTACATTTGGGTACATAGAAGAACGCCACAAAAACAAAAAGAAAAGCCGCCCTCGCGACTGGCATCACGAAGGGCGGCAAAATAAAATATCCTAATCACATATTAAACCAAAACAGGAGGTTTGTCAAATGGACGATAAAGAGTTAATGATCTGTCTGATGAAAAGATGTTTAGAGCTGGAGGAAGAAATCGAAAAGCAAAAGTTATCCGGAGACTATTGGTTCCGGGAATGTGAGAGGCTGAAAAATGAACAGAAGCAATGATAACGGCCTCTCTCGTGCGGAATTTGAGTACCTGTACGATACCGATAACAAGGAACCGGAAACTGATAAAAGCCCGGAATACGAATCCCTGGAGTGGCTGAAGGAGGTATATTATGCCTACCAAGAATATCGTTGAGTTTACCAGATATACCGTACCTATAGAAATTACATTCAAGGACGGTATCGAGTGCTGTGAATGGTGCAATCGCAGCTTTATGAATATGAAACGGCATATTGAGTGTGGTCTTACCCATGAGGAAATAGTCAGCCCTAGAGATTCCATTGGGTGGAACTGTCCGGTCAGAAAATTGGAGGTAGCAAATGGAATTCAGACTGCTGAAAGCTGATGAAATTGACGTGAGAGTAGCTCAAGTTAAGGAATTCGGCTGTTCCCTGCTTCTATATAAAGACGCCCGTGTCGATATGAATATCTTAGACACTACTCCTGGAATCGGCCCGGGAAACTGGCAGCGCAGGCATTATGAATGCAAGGGAAATTTATTCTGCTCTGTTGGTATCAAGATTGATGGTGAATGGGTATGGAAGGACGACGCGGGCGCAGAAAGTCAAGCCGAAAAAGAAAAAGGCGAAGCCTCTGACAGCTTTAAGCGGGCTTGTGTAAATTGGGGCATTGGCCGGGAACTTTACACGGCTCCATTTATTTGGATTCCGTCCTCTGAAATTTCCATTGTATCTAAAAATGGTAAGGCTACAACTTATGATAAATTCGAAGTAACAAAAATAGCCTATACAGATGACAGAAAAATTTCGGGGCTTGCTATTTGGAGGCTTGCCAATAAGGATAAAGACCGCAAACGTGTATTTGTCTGGCAGGGAGGCACTAATGAATGACTTAATTAATGCGGTAGGCGAAAAGACCGCTTTACTTGACGCCGCAATCCGTCAGCTTGGAAAACGCGGACAGGCTTATGCCGAGGCCGAAAGCAATTATAGAATGGCGCTGTCAAAGGCAATTCTGGAAGAGCGTGCAAACGGCACTCCAGTAACTATCATTTCCGATATCTGCAAAGGAAAATCTGATATTGCAAAACTGAGATTTCAACGTGATTGCGCCGAGGTGGTATATAAGTCTGCAATGGAGGCAATCAACAGTTATAAACTGCAAATCAGGATAATGGACGCGCAGATAGAAAGAGAGTGGCATAGTGGTTAACGAATACGGAGCAAAGCTTGACCGGAACGGCTACGCGCCAAGCATCATACAGGACGAAGCCGATGAAAGCTGCTTTATCTGCTATGCGAATGGATATTATGACCCTCTCAACCGCCACGAGGCATTTGGCGGCCCATTCCGGGACAAGTCAAAGCGTTTAGGCTTATGGGTTTCCCTCTGCCATTACCGGTGCCATCAGGAGGGAAACGGCAGCGTACATAAAAATCGGGAATCCGACCTGCACATAAAGCGGATCGCCCAAATGAAGGCGATGGAAGCCTATCAATGGGACACAGTGGATTTTATCCGGGAGTTCGGAAGAAATTATTTGGAGGATTAACATGTTAAATACAGCAATTTTAATGGGAAGGTTAACCTCAGACCCAGAACTGAGGTACACACCTAACGACACCGCAGTTACCAGCTTCACCCTTGCGGTAGAACGGTCTTATGTAAAATCGGGCACAGACCGCCAAGTGGATTTCATCGACGTAGTGGTATGGCGGCAAACCGCTGAATTTGTCTGCAAGTATTTTCATAAGGGCCAATTGGCAGCGGTGCAAGGTTCCATTCAAACACGCAGCTACACGGACAAAGACGGCAATAAACGGAAAGCTTTTGAGATAGTTGCGGAAAGCGTGCATTTCGCGGAGCCCAAAAAGGATAAGAGCAATGAGCCGATTGTAACTATACCAGGAAATGATGCTTTCGAAGAAATAATTTCGGATGACGACTTACCTTTTAACCAACCAACAGAAAGGCGGTGATAATGTGGAGCTGTTAAATCTAATCCCTTATGGAAAAGAAAACGCCATAAGCCGGGAAGATTTGTCCAAGCTTACCGGCTGGGACGATAGAAAGGTAAGGGAGGAAATCAAGCGGCTAATGAGAAACGGCGAACGGATTTTATCTTCCAGCAGTGCCAAGGGCTATTGGAGAAGCGATGATCCAGACGAAATCGATAGATTCCTTAAAGAGAGCGATAACCGCCGCACAACAGAGGCTTTAAATGTTGAACCTCTTCGTTTTTTCGTAGCCAAGTCAAAAGGTGAAGATTTAATTCCGGTAAGAGCGCATTACCGCAGGATACATAAACGGGCATCAGGCCAAACCGATATTCAAGGCGGTGAATAAATGGCACGAAGGCGAATGATAGTCCCAGAAATATGGCAGAGTGAAAGTTTCGCTCAACTCTCCATATTGGCAAAACTGGTGTTTATTGGATTGTTTTCAAACGCAGACGACGAAGGCCGAGGAATAGCGAATCCGGTATATATCAAGTCCATACTGTTCCCTTATGACGATGGAATGCGGGTCATCGACATAGAGAAAGCCCTATCGGAGATAGGTCAGTTCATGTCCGTGACGCTGTACACTCATGACGGAAGAAAATACTATGCGCTTGATAACTGGAAAAAATCGCAGACTATAGACCGGCCCAAACCGTCAAAGCTCCCGCCGCCAACAGACGAAAAATCAATCTCCGACGAATTACCGAAAGATCGGCGACAAGTCGATGATCTGTCTCCCCCTAAAAAGAAAGGAAAAGAAGAGGAAGAGAAAGAAAAATTAAAGGAAGTAGAAACTGACCTCTTTTGTGATTTTTCTGAGCCTATGCAGGAGACATTGCGGGAATGGCTGAAATACAAAGCGGAACGCCGGGAAAGCTATAAGCCCACCGGCTTAAAAAAGCTTATTGCCGAAGTGAAAGGCAAACTCTCTTTGTACCAGGAGACAGCGGTTATTTCCCTGATCGACGAGTGTATGGCTAACGGCTGGCGTGGAATTATCTGGGATAAATTGAACAAGAAAGGAGGCTTTTCCAATGTTCGAAAATCTGCTCAGGAAAGCCCCTCCGGAAGTACGGCGGAAACTTCAAAACAGAAATACGGAAATTACATTTGAGGATATCCAGGAACGGCGTATTCAGATCATGAACGAAGTTAAAGGAACCCTAACTGGGTATGACTGCCCCATCTGTAAAAACAAAGGCGTGATACATTACCTGAAGGACGGATACGAACTTGCGAAACCCTGTGAGTGTATGAAGCTTCGGGATAGTTTAAGGAGAATCCGGCAAAGCGGCCTGGGTGACCTATTGAACGAATATACCTTCGATAAGTTTCAGACGGAATCCCCCTGGCAGGAGGCTGTCAAAAACAGCGCTTTGAAATTTTTGGAGGATCACGACCGGAAATGGTTTTTTATCGGCGGTCAGGTTGGGGCTGGGAAGACGCATTTGTGTACGGCTATGGTAGGTGAATTCTTAAAGCGTGGAATCAGCGCAAAATATATGCTGTGGCGGGACGATGCGTTGAAGCTGAAAGCCGTCGCCAATGATGACATGGCATATTCAAACCTGATTAAACCCTTGAAAACCGTTCCTGTGCTTTACATAGACGATTTTTTTCGCACAGGGAACGATGAGACAGGCAGGAAAAAAGCCCCCACGCAAGGCGATATCAACGTAGCTTTTGAACTCATTAATTACCGGTATAATAACAACCTGGTGACGATTCTGTCCAGTGAGTTGACTGTCGATCAAATTCTATTTTTTGACGAGGCGGTGGGAAGCAGGATTTACCAGAGAACGAAAGAATATCACTGGGATATTGCCAAAGACCCACATAAAAATCACAGGCTGAAATAACAAAGGAGGGAACAACTTGGTTACGCTCTATATCCCTGGCAAGCCGCAGGGAAAAGCCAGGGCCAGGACATGCAAAACCGGGCACAGCTACACGCCGGAAAACACAGTGCTGTACGAAAATCTGATTAAAACTTCATTTCTGGAACGGTATGGGGCCCGGGGTAAAATCAGGGCTCAGGGAAAACAAAAGCCCGCGCTGAAGATGGAGATTTACGCGGGATTTCAAGTTCCCAAATCATTTTCCAACAAAGACAGGATCGCGGCGTTAAGCGGAGACCTTCTCCCCACAAAAAAGCCTGATTCCGATAATATCGCGAAAGTGGTTGCGGACGCTTTAAACGGGATCGCTTATGACGACGACGCGCAGATCGCCGATTTAACGGTTATCAAGCGGTACACGGAGGATCCCTGCGTAAAGGTAACGATCGAGGAGATCAGCCATGACCTTTGATGAGCTTTGTTCTCTCGCCGGAAACGGGAAGCCTCTTCCCCGTTCCGCGCTTCCTTTAGAGCGAGTTGCATACCGCGGGCTTGCCTGGCTGTATCATGCTTACCGGCACGGTGCTTTTTCCAAGGACGAAGCCGCTGAGGAAAAAGAAGCCCTTAGGAGAGAGTACGAGGACGCGCGGAAAAAAGAGAAGGACGGCCTAAAGCTTCACCAATACGTCGATCAAATCCGTACAGCGCTGGCAGGCTGGTTTAAGAAGGTGGAACAGAGCGGTTGCCCTGTATGCAGGAAGCTCATTGAGATTTTGGACGGGAGGAATTTAAGTGAAGGCCAGGATTCCTAATTCAGCCAAGCTTACAAAAAAACAATTACAAGCCGCTGAAAGTTATTCTCGGCAGGTAGTAAAAACGGATCAGGAAAGGCTTCTGCGCCGGTACTTTAAATTGATGTGCTATGTGCTGAACCGTAACTTCGGCTTTGGTTCGAAGCGATGCCTAGCGGTAATCAATGGAATCAGCAGGCTTTCCGCCGAACACGATCAAGACGAAATCTTTTGGGAACATTTAGACCGGGTGATCGTTGATGAAATGAAACTCGATTTTGAAAGAGATTAACCCCGCCGCAAACAGGCGGGAACGGAGGA